CCCCGCCTTCGCGCGCTCTACTGACACGGCCATCGGAAGCTTCGGGCCGAAACTGGTCAGGGACAGGTCATGGACCTCAGAGCGCGCATCTTTCATGAAATCGAGACATCTTCCCTTTACCGGGAAATGCCTGTCGCGCATTTGCTCGCCGACCATGAGAAGGTTGCGGCCTATGTCGACGAGTGGCTTTCCGATCCCCGGAATGTCGCAATCCATGAAGGCGACGACCTGGCGCTGTTCGACTACAACGGTACCGGCATTTATGAGATCCACCTGTTCTTCCGATCGCGAGGCAAGGAAGCCGTTGCGGCGGCCAAGTCGGTCACTCGGCAGATGTTCGACCGCGGCGCCGGCATGATCGTTGCGTCGATCCCGGCGATCAACCGGAAGGCTTGCGTCGTCGCCCAAATGACGGGCTATCACTTCCTGGAAACGCGCGAGACGCCCTATGGCGACGTGCGTATCTACTTCATCACGCCGGAGACGCACTGATGTCTTTCCTCGGAAAACTGTTCATGCCGCAATCCAAGGCGGTGGCATCGAACGTCAACCAGAAGTTGCTGACAAGCACTTATTCGCCGGTCATGCAGCAAGGCATCCTTGGCGGCAACTATCTGACGTCGCTGCTCACTGGCACAGGCGACGTAGGCGCCGCCAACGCAGGCTTCGATGCCTACAAGGTGAACGCCGGCTATGATGATGCCCTGCGCCGCATGTCGCAGTCGGTGGTCGGCGGCGGCGCCGCTTCGGGCCTGTTGCGCTCCGGTGCGACGTCCAAGGCGCTGCTGAATGAAGGCGCCCAGATCAACCGCAACATGTTCACCGACTATCTCGGCCTGCTCGGCGGCCTTTCGGACATGGGTCAGAATGCTGGTCAGCTCGTGGGTCAGGCAGGCCAGGGGCAGGTGGTCAAGAAACCGAGCATCCTGAGCACGATCGCTTCGCCGCTCGGCGGCGTGGCCGCACAGTTGAAGGGCTCCGACCGCCGCATGAAGCAGGACATCGAACTTGTCGACACGCTGCCCGACGGCCTCGGCGTCTACAGCTTCCGCTATCGGGACGACCTCCCCGACGACGTTGCGCCTTACGTATCCGAAGGCCAGCATGTTGGTGTCATGGCCGACGAAGTTGCGTTGCTGCGTCCTGAAGCCCTCGGGCCGGTGATCGCCGGCTACCAGACCGTCAATTACGGAGCACTGTGATGCCTTTTCTCGCTCCCCTATTCGCGGCCCTTGCGGCAGGTGGCGGTGCGGCAGCAGCCGGAACTGCGGGTGCCGCTGCGGCTGGACTTGGTGCGCTGGGTAGCGCGGCTACCGGAGCTGCGGCTGCCGCGCCCGCAGTAGCCGCCGGCGCCTCTGCACTGCCGTCTGTCGCTGCCGGCCTCGGCGCGCTTGGAACCGCGGCGACCGGCGCGGCTTCAGCGGCAGCCCCCGCAGCCGCAGGAGGTTTGACGTCCGTTGGAAACTTCTTGTCGAAGGTCACCGACAATCTGCCGAAGGACAACAGCGACGAGATGCAGATCGGTCCCGGCTCGTCGTTCGGTGGCAGCCGGCTGCCGCGCCAGCAGATCGCATCACGACCGATGAACTATGGGCATCCCGGTGCGGAATATATCCGCGGCATGATCGATCGAGGCTACTGATGGCCGGGAACTATTTCACATCGCTGTTCGATCCCGAGCAGGACCCGGATGTCGGACAGACCTATACGTCGCAGAACCAGTCTCAGGTTGCTGCACCACAGCCGGCGCCTCAGCAGCCGCGGCAGCGCATGTCGACAATCGACGTGATCGGCACGCTGTTGGACGGTGTGGCGTCCATGGGTGGTTCCGAGCCGAAATACTGGCCTACCATCCATGACCAGCAGGATCGCGCCCGTCAGGCCGAAGCCGATCAGATGGCGCGCGACAAATTCGCGCTGGAGCAGCAGAAGTTCGGCCTCGATAACACCAAGGCACAGAACGAAATCCTCGACGACACGAACAAGCGGTTCGGTGCCGCGGCATCCTATGTGCAGGGAGTCTACAAGACGCGCGGCCCGCAACTGGCCCGCGCTACGCTTGAACACCTGATGCCGCGCCTCGGGCTTACACCGGATCAAACGGCGACCGAACTCCAGAACTACGATGCCGATCCCGAGGATTATGTGAACCGGCTGAGCGTGTTCACTGGAACCGGCAAGAATACTGGCTACGGGACAACGATCCAGTACGTCAAAGCTCCGGATGGGACACTTCACGCTTTCCAGGCATCGGAGGCTGGCGGGCTGAAAGAGGCGCCGTTGCCGGAGGGTTATCAGCTTCAGCCGGGCGTTCAGTTCCAGAACAACGGCGTGGCCTATGTGCCGGCGAGCAAGATCACAGGCGAGGCCACCGGGCCGGGCATTCCCATTGTCGCCAATGTCGAGCAGGGTGTGAATATCGTCCCCGGTCAGAACGGCGCCCCTCCGGCGTTTACTCCGATCCCGGGCGGCAAGCAGGACATCGAGTTCAACAAGGCCGCCAGTGACCTTCAGGCGGTCGAGCAATCCTTGGCTGCCAGCGATCATATCCTTCCCGAACTCCGGACGAACATTGATCAGTTGGCTCGTTCCGGTTCCTTGACCGGCGTACCGGATAACGCCGTCGGTGTCGACGGTCAGCCGATCCGTGGTGGTTCGCGCCTTGGCGCTATCGCCATGCAGAACGTTCCGTTTCTGGAGCAAGCCACCAACGAACAGGGCTTCTCGGCGCGGGAGAATATCCGCAGCATCGGCATGTCCCTCATCCAGCAGGTCGAGCCGCTGTTGCAGCAGGCGCAGCAGTCGAATGCGAACCTGACCTCGCGCATGATGGATACACCGAAGGAGCTGGAAGGGCTGTTGTCCCAGGTGATCAACACCAAGGACTACAATGCCGCCCTGGCTGCCTATAATCGCTTCGAGCAGCGCACCACGGAGGTACGCCGCGAACTTCGGGAGCAGATCGCCAGGGCGCAAAGCAAGACGGCGGCTGGACGGCAGGCAGCGCCGAAAACTGGCAGCCAGAGCATTCCGTCGATCACCGACGATGTCGGCTACAATGCACTACCGTCGGGAACTACCTACCGCGCGCCTGACGGCAGCATTCGCCGAAAGAACTAATCATGGCCTCGTGGCAAAACGATCCGGTTGTCAGTTCGGGTTCTTCGTGGCAGAGCGATCCTGTCGTGAAGGAAGCCCCGCGTGCGCCGGCACCTCCCAAGCCGGCCCCGAAGGTCATGACCCGCGAAGACGCCATTAAAGCAGAGGCGCGGAAGTTCGTCGCCGCGAACGACCGGCGCCGGGATGAACGTCTGACCAGCGGTGATCGTGTCAGCAATCAGTCGCTCGGCGATCTGGTCACCGGCCAGCAGGGCTCGCGCGGCGTCCTCGGCACCATTGAGGACCTGGGTGATGCTGCTGTTGCCAGCACGCAGAATTTCCTCGGCGTCGGACCACGCATCCAGGCTGGCATCAGTGCCGTGAAGGACGGCGTTCCTTATGACGAAGCGCTGACGTTCTGGCGCGAAGTCAACCGGGCGAACCGGGAAAAATCCCTGGTCGGCGACATTGGTGGTGCGCTCGTCGGCGGTGGTGCCGCAGTGAAAGGTGCGGGACTGGCTGCTCGTGGATTGACCGGCGTCGCTCCCCAGGTCGGCAATTTCCTGTCTCGCGTCGTCAATCTCCAGCGCGGTCAGTCCGTGCGGAACGCTGGGCGCATTGTCGCCGGCGGCGCTGCGGGCGGCGCGGCACAGGCGGCAGGCGAAGGCGAGGACCCGGTTCAGGGTGCAATCATCGGCGCCGTGGCCGCGCCGTTGGCTGCGGGCGCTCTTGGCGCTGGCCGCAGCATCGCAGGCCGGGTTCGGAACTATATCCGCCCGTCGTCGCAGAACATCGAGCGGGCTGCCGGCGAGGTCATTACTGAAAACCCCCAGGTTCTCCGGCAGCGTCAGCAGGACCTGAGTACACGCGCGGGCACCAACACCCCGCTGATCGGTGCCCTGAACGAAGGAGACACGCAGAACGTCACCGAGCGGTTGCTGAAAGGCTCCCGCGAAGCCAATGACGTCGCGAAGGAGGAAACCACCAACTACGTCCGTGGTTTCATGAACCGGATGATCGACGTCGTCGATCGTGCCGGCGCATCGTCGGCCCGCGGCGTCAACAATCGCGTGACACTGCCAAGCGGAACGCAGGTCGGACTGCCGCTTCAAGGAACGGTCAATGACCTCGCACGCTTCCGCGACGAGATGGCCACGAACATGATGGATCCGATCCGGAACCAGCCTGTCGATCTGTCGGCATTCGATGCGGACGAACTGGAGCGCCGGCTTGCGCGCCACGCCGGTGGCCGCATCCAGGGTCTGGGTCCCCGGATCAATGAAGCCCTGGGCGACCTTACGCCACAGCAACTGCAAGAATTCGATGTGCGTCCTACCGACATGCGCCAGGCGCGGCAACTACTCCATCAATGGGGTTTGCGCGGTCCGACGAACATCACGGTCGGTGAAGCGGACAGTCTGCGACGTGTCCTCTCTGGCGCAGGCCATGCTGCCCGGCGTGCCGGCAATACGCCCGATGCGGACGCCTACACCAACGCCGCGGGAGAAATCCGCCGCCTTGTCCCGTATCCTGAATACGGTGACATGGTCGATGCCTATGCCGCGAACTCCCGAATGCTGGAAGGCTTCGAGACGGCGGCAAGCGGTAAGCGGCTTTCAGATATTTCGGACACGACGCTTGATGCCAACCTCCGCACACAGGAAGGCCGGATCGGGATGCGGATCGGCGAACTGCACCGGCAGCGCGAGGCTGTTGGACGTTCTCCGGCGTCCGCTGTCAGCGCGGCTCGCGACTATGCGGCCCAAGGTCGCCTGACCCGGCAAGCTAACATCACCAATCCGATGGCGGCGCAGCCGGGTACGATCACGGAGAACATCGGTCCCGGCGCCGCTGCCGATCTGGCTTCGGCGTCTCGTGTCGAGCACGACACCTTGCAGCGGATGTACCGGGCCGGTGACACCAATGTGCCGGTAAATGCCGCGGACGAAAACCCGTTGAACAGTCCGGAAACGATCGCCTATGGCCTTTCGTTGCTGTCGCCGCACACCATGGCACTGACACGGTCGCGGTTCATCGGCAATATCATCCGTAACATGCCGTCGGGCTATTCTCCGCAGGTGGCCGAGAACCTGACGCGCATGATCTTCAGCACCGATCCCGTACAGACCCAGCAGGCACTCGCGTTGCTGGAGCGCATGGGTGTGTCGACGCCAGAAGTCGGCACCTGGCTGGCGTCGGTCAGTGCCGGCACCGCGGGAGGACGTGATCCCGACGGCAATGGGCAGCCTTCCCAGGACACAACCGTCCCGGTGGTCGATGTCAACACTGGCAAGGTGATCGGCGAGCAGACCTTCCCCGGCCCGCAATCCTCGAACGAGGATGCAGGCTTCGAGAACCTTGCCAGCCGTGTCGAACAGCACGAAAGCAACGGCGATCAGGGAGCCGTCTCCGACAAGGGAGCCGTCGGCGTCATGCAGGTGATGCCGGATACGGCACCGGAAGCTGCAAAGCTGGCGGGAGTTCCCTTCGACGAAAAGCGTTACAAGACGGACGAGGATTACAATCGCCAGCTGGGCCGCGCCTACCTGAAGGAGATGTTGCGTAAATTCAAGGACCCGGAACTCGCGCTGGTGGCCTACAATTGGGGTCCCGGCAAGCTTCAGCGGACTTTGGACGCCGGCAAGGATTGGCGTACCGAAGCCCCGCAGGAAACGCTCGATTATGTCCAGCGGGTTCTGGGCTGATGATGGGGGCTATTCATGAATGTTTCAGGAGAGGCATGGGCCGTTTTCGGCCTTCTGTTAACCATCGGGATCAGTGGTCTGGGATGGATGTATAGCCGTATATCGGCGGTCCATGGCCGCATCGACAAGGTTGTGAACCACATGACGGACGAAGACAACAAGCTGCACCTTCGCGTCGATGCCGTGCGCGACAACTACGTTCGCCGCGAGGACATGATTACCTATATGGCGCGGATCGAGAAAACCCAAGACGCCATCCTCGCCGAGTTGAAGGGGCAGAACGACGCCTGGCGTCACAAGGTCGGCAACATCGAGCAGGTGGCCGTCCGCCATGACGAGCGACTGAAGTCTCTGGAGAAAACGACGTGATCGTGTTCCTGCTCCGCTACTGGAAATGGATCGCCGGTGGCATCGGCGCCCTGCTGGTGCTTAGCTTCATCGGCTATCAGATCAATGCCTACGGAGATCGGCGGTACGAGGCAGGGAAGGCCAAGGTGCAGGCGGCATGGGACAAGGATGCCCACGACCGTCAGGAAGCCTACATGGCTCTCCAGGCCGACTACAGGGCACGCGAGCAGCAGTTCACAGGCACCGTGGCCAAGATCGAACAGGAGAAAACTAATGCGAACGCACGGACTGCTGATCTTCAACGCCGTCTTGCTGACAGCTTGCGCCGGCGCCCCGAAAGGCCCGTCGGCCTCCCCGACGCCGGCGCAGTTGGTCCCGATGGTAAAGATCCCCCAAAATGCACTGGAGCACAGTTATACCGGGACGATCTGCAATTTCTCCAACGGGAAGCTGAAGCCGCAGACGGACTTCGACACGCCTTGCGAGCCTGCTACGACCAGTACGACGCCGCGCTAGGTGCGACGAACCACTAGAGGTATTGACGCCCGTACCAGGCCAACAAAGCCGCTTCAGCCACGCCGTCATCCTTCACGCGGGCGACCTCGCCGTTGATCTTCGGCATCAATCGCCGCGCCATCTCCCGGCTGGCGTTCTTGTCCGAATTTAGGAGGCCGAGTTTGCCTTTCCAAGCAGACGGTGTGGGCTCGTGCAGTGGTGCCTTGATCCGATAGGCGATGCACAGCACGAAGCCATAGTTGGTGCCCGTCGTAAGGCCAGATTGGGCGCTTTGGTTCGGTCGGGTGCTCGCCTTCTCGACGATGATCTTGTCAGGCATCGCACCTTCAAGGGCCGTGTCCCACTGCTCTTGCCATTCGGCCATGGCAGTCCGTTCCTTCCCCTTCAATTTCATCAGCGGCACACGTTCCACAAGCACGCTGTTGTCGGGGAACAGGATGACCATGGCGCCGGTTTTTCCGGGATCGATGCCTGCAACAATCATTTTCTGTACCGCGTCATTACGTCAGTCTCCGCGCTGATCAGATATCTCCGCTCGCGCGCCCAGATCGGGATATCCTCCATGATCTGCTTCAGCATCACGTCGAGGCCATCGCGCTCCGGTTCCTCCAGCACGATTTCGTCATGGACGGTGAACACGGTATTCAGTCCCTCGCGCTCGCACGTCTTGACCGCGTGGATCAAGAGGTCCCGAGCCGTGCCCTGAATGCAGTCCGCGGTGACCTGTCCGTGCCACGCCGCGTGCCGGCGGAACTTCTTGCCCTGGTAGGACATGAACGACCAAGACTGGCGCTTTACGCCGTCGAAGCCGACCACCGTATCCATGCGAGGCCGATGGTACCATATCTTCCGACCACTCGGCAGCCGCATGGTCAGGAAGTCGCCTTCCTTGCGGAACTCGATGCCGGCGTGGTCGTAGGTGCGCCACTCGTCGCACCATACCGCCTGCACACTGGCCTCGAACAGCTTGTACCAGAACTTCTCGACCAGCGGCGCGAATTGCCGCCGATAGGTGTTCACGGCCAGCATGGCGAGATCGATGCTTTCCTTCGGGATGAACCTCGCCCGAAACCCGACGGCGCCGAGACCGTAACCATTGCCGAGCACGCAGTTCTTTCCGACCTGGCGCTCCAGCGGATGCTCTTTCTTGTTGATCGGCTTCTTGTAGATCATCGATGCCATCTCGGCATACGCGTCGACGCCGGAATGTATCATCTGCGCCCGGTCGTGCTGCCCGGCGGTCGACAGCAACAACTTGGCCTCGATCTGGCTGAAGTCGCCACCGACCAGCACCTTTCCCTTGGCCGGAATGATGCAGCTCCGAAGCGAGGAAATGACAGCACCGAAGATGTCGAGTTTCCAGATGTCGTCCGTCCGTTTGTCGACGTCGCCGATCCACAACTCTCCGACCCGGTTCAGGCTCCGCGTCATGATCGCGTCGGCAAGGATTTCAGGAGTAAGCCCCTGCCGGGTGCTGATTTCGCCGCGGGGATAGTTCTGTATCTGGATCAGTCGCCCGGCCTGGCGGCCTGTCCGCGTGCCGTGGTATTGCGTGGTGTACCGGACACGCCCGTCGATGCCGGCGCAGGCAATCATGCGTTCCAGCTTCGCTACGCTGCTGGACGCCAGTGCCCGACGCAGCATGAGCACTTCATGGACGTGATAGGGCAGCGGCTCGCTGAAATCGCCGACGTCGAATTCATCGTCGGGATCGAGGATCGCGTCGAGCGTGGCCTTCTTGATATCGGCGAGCGGCACGCCCTGGGCATTGACCCAATCCAGTATCTTCTCCCGCTGCGTCGGCTTCAGGCCCGTCAGCCGGGCGAAGCGATCGGTCATCGGCTGGCGCACCTGTTCCAGCACGTCCATGCAGGCGTGTACGAACTCGGTGTCGATCAGGATGCCGCGCTGATTGATCTTCTGGTCGATGATCCACGCCTCGCGCTCAGAAGGCCCCAGGCCGCCGAGGACGGTGTGCCCGGCATGTTGCGTGTCGACATCGGTGCCGCAATATTGCCCGAGCCGCTTCAGGCTATCCGGTGTATGGTGGCCCCAGCCGCCATGCTTGTCGGGCTTGCAGAGCGACAGCATCAGCTTGTGGCCGTCGACGTCCTTCCTGACCGGCAACTCCAATGCGGCTCCAAGCGCGTCCAGGCCGAGCGGCAGTGCCTTCATGGCGGCGACGGCCATCGTATCGTGATTGCGTTCCGGCGGCAGCGGCGGATAGCCCATGGGGACAAGATGGTTGACCCACATTGCCTGTTCGAAGCCTGCATTGTGGGCGCAGAACATGACCTCTGGATCGGAGGCCAATGCCATGAGTTCAGGGTCCTTGGCGATCAACTGCGCTTCGGTCAGTACGCGCGTCGGCTTCGGGCGTCCGTCCTCGACAACCTTGATCGCCAGTGTAATGACGAAGGTGGAGAAGTCGCCGGCGTAGACCCAGGCACCGTGCTTCTGAAGGTCGCACCGGCTGGCCGTCTCGAAGTCGTAGACCACATACCTCAATTGAAATTCCCCCTCAGCGCCTCGATGGCGGCTCGGGCGCATAGCTGATTGATATGAGCCTCGCAGGCTTCCTTGGACTGGCATTCATGGTCACGCCAGATTTCACCGTCCATCCAAGACACGAACCAGCGGCCTTTCCCATCGGTGCGCACCCAATGCTTCTCACGAACCGCGGCTATGGCGCTGGCCACCCGCTCCACGTCCTCGTCGGTCAGCGGGGCGGTCAGGCGATCGATGGTCTTGGCGTAGTTACCGGCCACGGCCTCGCAACCGTCCAGACGACGTTGCAGCGCATCCCGTTCCTGCTCCGCCCGCTCGCGGGCATCGCGCTCGGCTACCAGTTCATTGGCCTGCTCAGCACAGATGGCGACGTGCCGGGCGATGTCATGCTTCAGCCGCTCAACCTCTGCGCGCTCGGCGGCGAGGGCGGTTTGGAGGTCGTCGAGATCGTTGGCATACACCGTGACGGTCGGGTTCTTGACTGGCCGGCCACAGAAATCGCAGCGCTCGACACCATCATGCGCGCGGCCGAAGGTGGAAGCTTGAAACCCGTCACCAAAGCAATCGCATGTCGGTTCGGTTCCCATGGTCACACCCCCGATGCACGGGCGAGCAGGGCGCGCTTTGCTACCAATGCAGCTTCTCTGCACGTATCGCAGCAGGTGTTCGAGGCGATACTTTGAAGCGCCTCCCTGAGCGCGGCGATCTGGCCGGCCTGCGAGCGGAGCATGTCAGCGCCTTTGGCTGTTACATCTTGCCATGGGTGCCGCTGATCGGCCCGGATTTCGCGATTGGATATTACGTCAAGTTGGTTCGCCAACTCCTCCGCGTCTCCCCCGGCTGTGAGGGCTTCGAGGCGGGCGGCGGTTTTCTCACCATTCGCCATCATCGTCCTCCACCTCGTCGTTGAGGTCTTCTTGCACAGCGCCGGTTCCATCGCAGTACGGGCACCTCTCTGCCCACACGTCGGGGTCGTTGCCGCCGTAGCGCGAGCGCCAGATTTTGCCTTCCTCGCAGTGACGGCATTCCACGTCGATGATCATGCTGCGCCTCCCGTGATTGACGGATCACGGTATTGCTCCAGCCATTCTGGGCACAGCGCACCAAGGGCGTTGGCTGCACGGCGGCGCAGATCAGCAAGCCCGGCGTCCGTCAGATCGTCGCCCTCGTCGGCCAGAAAGCCGGACATGTCGTAGACCAACTTCTGGAGCGTCTCGACGGTGCGCTTGGGGCGTTTCTCGCGCAGGCGCTCATTGCGCTCATCAGGCGTTTCACGGAACTGTTCGTCGAAGTCGCGGTAATCCCTCATGGCCTCTCTCCTACAGGCAAAAGGTTGATGGCGCGGGCGACCTTCTCAGCGCGCTTCTCGGCGTCGGGATCGCAGCCGCATTCGATCAGGTATCCGTCCGCGAGGCAGACGTAGTAGACAAAGCCCGGCCCCATGTCGGTGACGCGGGCGTTCCGGCAAACGATGACCCGTACATCCCGCAATTCCTGTGCCAGCTTCGCGTCATCCATTGCCGTTCTCCTGCTGGGCGGGAAATTCCCGAACAATTCCGCCGAAGTCCCACTCCAGAAACAGGTAATCCAGCGCGCTGTTGTCCTCGGCGGTTGGCAGGTAATCGGGGTATGGGAGTGTCCAGTGCCAGTCGCGCCGCAACTTGAAACCCGCGTGCTTCAGGTGTGCGATGGCGCTCGCGTCGTCACGCCACTTGGCTTGCAACTCTGGGGGTGCGCTCGGCATCTACCGCTTCTCCCCGTCCGCGCCACCATCCGGCTCGCCAGTACGCTTGTAGCCCAACCACTGGTGCTCGGTCGGAAATGCCTCGGTCCAGCCGATGCTGTCGATCACCCGCTGGGCATCCTCTTTGCGGGCATACCGGATTGCCTTCAGGCTGTCGGTCGTCCAACAATCGTCGAAGTCGCCGCAGTACCATGACGGCGTTGCCGAGACGGACGTACCAAGTTCTATGAGCCACCCAGTCTCAACAGGTGACCGAAGCTCGACGGTGACGCGCCCCTTGCAAGGCTTGTTCTTGCCGTCTTCACGACGCACGATCCCACAATTCCGGCAGCACTCATAATTGAGGAAGTCGGGTACGAACCAGTCATGCTGATCATCCGGCTCGCCAGCGGGCTGATTGAGCATGATGCCCAGCTTGCGGAACATCTCATCATCGAGTGCTTGAACGGCGGCCAGCGCGTATTGCCCGAAAAGTCCGACAGCGACGCAATTGGACGGTTTAGTGCAATTGCACGGTTCTTCGTCTTCTTCAGCCATTGATTTACAGATTGCCTTGGCGGCAAGCTTCACGCGGTCGCGCTGGTACTCCGGAATGGATGACCAGAAAGCGGGTTCGTCAGCGATCATGATTGTTCTCCGGCTCGCCAGCGGGCACCTGCCCCGCACCGCCGCAGGTGTCGCATTGCACTTGGCCCTGCGCGGGGTTCGAGCAGCATTCGCCCCAATCGGTTGGATTGCCGCAGCAGATGGCATCCGTCAGGCAACCAGCGCCGCCACAGGTCGGGCATTCGAACCAACGGCCATCCGGCTCGCCAGCCAGCGCACCCTTCGCCGCTTCGATCAGCCGGCGCGTTTCGTCAGGGCTCATGTGGTGGACTCCTTCGACTTGGCGATGATCTCTTTGACGGCATCGCGGTCCAGCCAGACGACGAGGCCAAGCTTGGTGGTGCCCTTCAGGTCGCTCGTCATCTCGGTGCCGAAGGTAATCGTCGTTCCCTTCTTCTGGCTGTAGTCGATGCTTTTCATGCATTGATCAAGGTTCTGAAACTGCACCTTGTCGTCGCCGTAAGCGGCAAGCAGTTCGCTCAGGTTCATTCTCCGTCCCTCACGATCTCGACCGCGTGCAGAACGCCGTCGTGGAAGGTGATCTTTAGGCGACCGACCCAACTATGGAGGCGACTGGCATCTGCATCGACCTCGCACCAATGACCCATAGATGGATAGACGTTGATCCACCGCTCGGTGACCTCGGGCGCGTGGCGCTCGATGGTCAGGAGGCGGTCTGATCCATAGAACAACTTCTCGTGGCCCGCTTCGACGTAGAACACTGGTTCACAGGTGATTACGCTGGTAACCTCGCCGATGTTAATGATGTTGTCCCCGACCCGCAGATCGGACGCCGGGATCGTCAGGGTTTTAGTCATTACCTTCCTCCAGAAAGGCGGGGACGATATGGGAAATCCCATATCGTCCTTGGATGATTACCATACCGAAGCGGCTTCGGGCTCCGGTGCCAGCGCGGTCGGATCCACGTCGGAGTAATTCGACCAGGAACCGTAGACGGTGGCGTTGTCGGAACCGGCGCCGCCCAGCCGCTCGCCCTTGCGGATGAACAGGACATTCTGGAGGAAAGCCGTGCAGCCGTCCTTGTCATCCAGCTTCTTCCGCTTGGTGCCCTTGATGGCGATTGCGGGGGCCACCCAGGCGCCGGGGTAGAAATAGTCCTTGCCGGCCTGCACCCGCACATGCTCGGCTTCGCCGATGTCGATGATCTTGCCGGCCTCCAGACGCGCCAGCGAGATTTCGAACTGGCTGGAGGCGGTGAGGATTGCCGGATACTGCCGGTACATCTCGGCACGCTTCTCGGCCTTTTCACGCATCTTGAACGCCTTGTCGGCTTCCTCGCCGCGGGCCTTGAACTCCGCGGTCTGGATCGTGCGCTCGGCGGCCATCTTACCCGAAAGGCACGGCAGATAGTAGTCCTGCGGATTGCCGGAGAACGACCCGAGCGTCGATTTGATGGCCTCGACCATCTGCTTGCGGATCGCCTCGAAATCCTTCTCGGTGATACCAAAGGTTCCCGAATAGCGGGCCTTGGCCCCCTCGATCCCCGTAGGCGCCGACTTCTCCGCGATCGACGAGTAGATCAGCCGAGCGGGTTCTTCCAGAGTGTAACGATACACGTCAGTCATGGCAGGTTTCCTTAGTTTGCCTCTGTTGAATGGTGGTGATCCCCGGTGAGGCTGCACGAGGATCAAATCTGTACAACAATAGCCATGAGGGAAACACCAATTACTAAGCCTGTGCATAACCCAGCAAAGTAATATTTCCGTTGCATAGCTATGATTTGTTGCCGGGCACGTTTTGTCGCTTCCTCATAGGTTATCGACATCTCACCACCCCGCATCTTCGGGTTTCGTCTCGAAGCTCTTGAACACGTCGGCGTTGCCCTTGGGCTTCACCGCAGGCCGCTCGTCGGACATGGTCACGAACGACAGTCCTTCGGCGACCGGCTTGTAGCCCCATTCCGTCGCCATGGCTTTGCCACGTGTCGACATCTTCTCGACCTGCGCTGGCGACTTCAGCTTCTTCTCATAGGCAGCGTCACCGAGCGCGGCAGCAAGCGCCTTCTCGGCTTCGGGACGCCACTCACGCGAAGCCTTCTTCGCCACCAGCTTGCCGTGCTGGAATTCGTGGCCGCCGATCGCGCGAGCATAGGCGACCTTATCCAGTTCGGTCATGAACTTGCGCGCCAGGTCCTTCTTGGCATACAGCGCGTCGACTTCGTCATTGGTCAGCATCTCAGGGAACTCCGTTCCGTCTACATAGGTCTGGAAAGCGTCCTGCGCCTTCGGGCATTCGAGCAGCACCGGGCAGAACTGGCAATGGCTTCCCGGCACGAAATCACTATCGGAGATGTCCCGCTGGGCCGTCAGGGCCTTCATGCGCGGCAGCAGGTAGTTCAGGCCCCACTCCCGCACGAAGCCGACATTCACTTCCCAGACGACGTCAGGGGCGAAGATGCCGCGGGCGTTGGGCTGCACGATCCGTATCCGCACCGGCAGTTCCGCCGGCGCATCGACGCGCAGCCAGCCATTCTCCATGATGACCAAGAAGGCGTAGTAAAGCCCCTGGCGGTTCTGCACGGCCTCGACAATGACGCCTTCGCCGTTCTTGTAATCGATGATGTCGATCCCAAGTCTGGCACTCCAGTAGGCGAAATCGACTGTGCCCTGAAGCAACGGGTGTAGGTGCGGCAGGTGGATCGTCTGCTCGATCAGCATCTTCCCGTTGCCCGTCGGCCCGCGAACGGCGCGGCACAGATTGACATAGGCGGCCACAGCATCGAGCCGGATGTCCTCGCCGACCACATAGCCGTTGATGGCCTCACCGACATATTCGAACGGTTCGGTGCCTTCGATCAGGCAGCGGGCGCCGAGTTCATGGGCCGCAGTGCCGAGATCGGCGAAGTCGGACGTGATTTCCTCGAACTCGCCGTTCTCCATCAACTCCCGGTGCAGGAGGAACGAGCCGGCGCAATGGAACCAGCGATCGGCGCCGGAGCCACCCAGTGGAGAGTGTTCGAGAGTGATACCACTTCCGGGAGATTGCTCGACGGCAGCAGCGTCGGTAACTTCTTCGTGACGGGTCAGCATGATGCAGCATCCTCAGTTGCGTCTCAGATCACCCGGCAGCCGAGCCTTGGCAGGTGGAGGGCTGCCGGGTGATGACTGATCCTAGCCCTCGTAGGTGATCCCTGCAAGGGCTTCCACTTCGCCGGCGAAACGATCACGGTCCTCGACCGGGATGTTCCGCGAATGCGGCACCTGGCCGCTGGCGGTGTAGACAGCCACCAGCGCCTTCAGTTCCGGCACGCGATCCGGCCCGAGCGTCTTGGCCGCCTGGTTGCACAGCTTGGACAGGTCGGCATCCGTCCATTCCCGTGCAGGAACGGCAGGAGCCTCGCCGGCGGCATCCGCCCACATCTCGGCATCGTCCTCGACCGCGGCTTCCACGATCGCTTCGGCGCCGAGTTGCTCGATGGGAGTGAGTGCAGGCGCCGGTTCTTCCTGCTTGGTTTCCGCAGCCGGGGCCTCGTCCATCTTCGGATATCCCGGCATCGGGTCGGGGCGTACCTTGCCCTTCCCCATGCGCCACAGGCCGTCCTGCGTCTTGCCCTTGGTGCTGGCGTGCAGTTCCGGGTTCCACGGATGGCCATGTGCGTCGAGTTCGTCAGAGTGGGATGCATCGAATGTCACAACGGCCCCAGTGCCAACCAATACGGTGTTTTCCTGCGTATTGGTAACCGCCGAAGACAGGTCCGTGGCCAGCGATACATCGGCGTTTGGAGTAGTGCCCGGAGTAGGGTTTGCTTTTGGCTCGGCGGGAATTGTTACGGTAATCGCCCGCACTAGCATCGCCTCCAACGTACGCTGGAGATCGATGGCGTCGTCCGCTTCGATGTTCAGATAGATTTTTGCCACTAGTTTGTCCTTTCGTCTAGAACGCGATTTATCACGTTCAATTTTTCCAGAGCCTTCACGAGAATTTTTTCAGATACGGAACCTGGTGCGACGAAGATTTCCACATGCACCGGATTTTCTTGACCTATGCGATCCAACCGGGAAACCGCCTGTTCATTCTGTGCGGGCACCCAATCCGGCTCACTGATATAGCAGGTGGAGCAAACTTTCTGTAGGCCATCCACGCCGGTTCCTGCTGCCTGAATATTCCCGACGAATACCCTAATTTCCTTTTTCTGGATAAATTCGTCAACAGCTTTCTGCTTGGCCGTCGAAGATTTTTTCCCGTCAACGCGAACGACGCCGAATTTCGCCAGTGATTTTTCGAGGATATCCAGCACCGAAATATGCCATGCGAAGATGCAAAGTTTCTCGTCGGTGCCTTCCAAAAAATCCGCGGCGTACTCCGCAACCTGCGGAGCAATGGCTTCTCCCATCAACCGGCGAGCCTCGGCGATATGCCCTAACGTCTCGATATCCTTGGTTGTCTGGATTTCCTCGATGTCCATTCCAAGCATTCCTTCGGCATCGAGAGCCGTCTTGACGGCACCGTCTTCCTGCACACGAACCAAGCCGTATCGGGGCGGAAGGTCATATCCGGGAATGTCGCGCTTTTCGTGCCGCGCCATGATATTCACCCGGAGCCGGTTCTGCAATTCGTGCTCCAACGAGGTACTTTCGAGTTTGAACCGTTTGCCGGTGATGGTTTTCAGATCGGCCTGGCGGTTGTAGGTATTCTTGAACTCGTCCTCGCTCATGAAGTCGATGGCTTCATGATCGAAGTAGCGGAACAGATTGTACGCCTCGGATGGCCGGTTCAGCAACGGAGTTCCCGTTAGGGCAACCTTATGCTTCGCGTAATTTCCAATCGCGGGGATTTTGTCATCCCCATGCTGGAATTCGCCGCGGGAATTTCCGAGCACCGCTCTTGACCGAAGCGCCGAAACGGATTTCAGCGCGTGAACCTCGTCGCAGATCATCACGTCCCATTTGTATTTCGCCAGTGCCCGGATGATGTTCGGATTGGTCGCGGCGTTGTAGGAAATGACCTGATAGTGAGCGGTCGGGTGAATGCCGTCCTTCACGTTCAGCATCACCGACACCTTGACGCCGGCGATCGTCGACCACGCCTTGATCTGGTAGCCCCACTGGATCCGCGTCGATGCCGTCGTGATGACCAGCACCCGCTGCGCCTCGATCTCGTTGCAGAAGGCCAGTGCGACGATCGTCTTGCCGAGCCCTGGTTCATCCCCGTCCAGACCGCCACCGCGGTGCAGGAGATAGTCGAGCGATGCCTTCTGATATTCCTTCAGTTCCTTGCCTGGCGGCAGCCGACGCGTGCCCTGGCCGGTCAAGGCGCGACTGGCCTCGATGCGTTCCCTGAACGGCGCCAGTTCCGGACATTCGCCATTGGCGAGATCGGCCAGCGCATAGGGATTGGTCGTGAACAGGATGGCGCGCTCGGGCGAGCTGGCCGAGGTACTGAACTGAAGCCCCCGGTAGGCCATCAGTGCCGCGATGTCATCCTTGCGGGCGCGCGGCACCTCCAGCACATAGTAATGGCCTTCACCCTTGTAGACCTTCAAAGGTCATACTCCATCGCAGATTTCCCGGAGGGCTGCACAGAAGTTGAACGCTGTTTCCGCGTCGAGCGCGTTTCCAAAGGCGCGCAGGCGTCCCACTCGGGAGGGAGCCGCATCAACCAGCGGGAATGTGCCGGGTTCAACCGGCCTCCACTTTCCATCCCGGCAGTAGAGCCAGTCAGCAGCGTTCCGTCCGAGCACAGGCGCATAGGGCCGTTCGGCATTTGCGTCTCTGCTGCTGCTGTCTGGAGGTTCGCACCGCCCTCCCGACCCTCCCTGCCCGGCCCTGTGCTGTCCGTCGCGTTGGTCGTCGGCCAGCCTGCCAGCCACACCGTCCTGCGGCTGCTGTCCGTGTTCCCCGCTTCGTTGTTGCCGTTCTGTGCCGGCGTTCCAGCCATCGCTGTCGGCCAGCCTGCAAGCCACACCTGCCGGCCCAGCAGTGCGTTCAACGGCACCGTCCCTTCGCTGGTTCCGTCCTTGTGATCCCGCGTCGTCGTCGTCGGCCAGCCGCTCAATTGTACTGCACTCGGCAGTCTGTCGATCCCTTGGCTCGGACCTCCATTCGGACCTCCATTCGGGCCGTCCTGTTGGCAGGGCGTGGGCCAGTCCTGCAAAATATAATCGCTGCCGGATATGCGCGCCTTGGAAGCCCGCAGCGCACAGATCGGACGCCCCGACGGCGTAGTGCGTTCTTTCCAGGTCAGCGAATACAGAAGACTGTTCGGGTCGTATCTCTGTTTCAACTTCTCGGTCAAAGAGGCTTGCAATTGCTCGCTTGGCACTTTCCGTCGCGCAACGATCGCAGCCGCAATCTCCAGTATCTTCTCCGGTCCCCAAGTGTTCGCCATCACATTGATCGCATGAAGAACCACGCGAACATTGGTTTTCGTATAGCCCTTCCCCGGATCGATCTGATCCAGTGAAGGTGCGTTCCAAGCCCATGGCGTCTCCAGATCGAACGGTATTCCCGTGAGTTCGCAACGGTTCAGGTCGATCCGACGCTGTATATCCTTCGGATCTAAATCGAAGGGAATTTCCCGAACCTTCGCCCTGTGCTTCGCTGTATTCGTCAAGGCGTAGCCTCGACGGGATTTCCGCCAGTTGACGTGCGATCTCGAAACTTGGTCCGGTTTTCCGGCTTTCCGATACCGCTCGTCTTTGCGAGAGCAATCCTTGCACTCGGTGCGTATCTGCCCCTTCGAGTTCGCGTAGAACTCCGAGTAAGGCTTCTCGATCCCGCACTTTTTGCAAGTCCGTACCCGCACCTGATAGCCATGCGAGTCCCTCAGCGGAGGCGACTTGCTCTCCGACGACAACTGGAGGTCTGCACTGCTCGATGAGCGCGAACCACGCGGGCCATAAATGTCGGTCATCCCCAAACCCTTTCTTCTTTCCGGCATTGCTGAACGGCTGACATGGACAGGAGCCGGTCCAGATTGGCCTGTCGTCACTCCATCCCGCCCGGCGCAAGGCGTGTGACCACACCCCAATCCCGGCGAAGAAATGGCATTGCGTGTATCCGAGCAGTTCGTAAGCCTCGATGTCCCGGATGTCGCGCTCGTCGACCACGCCGGGGGCGATATGGCCTGCGGCGATCAGGTTCCGAAGCCACTGCGCCGCGAACGGATCGTGCTCATTGTAGAACGCGGTCACAGATCGTATTCCGGAATTTCCGCCAGCCACTTCTGCGTGACGGCCAGCCGGTGTTCCAACGCCTGCCGCACCTTTTTCCAGCGCAGCATTTCGGTCCTGATCTCGTTCAGATCCCAGCCCGCGGCCTGGCCGGCGCCGATGAACCTGGCACGCTCCAAATGATCCGGCGTGTACATGCGATTGCCGTTCTTCTGGCGATCGACCTTACCAAGCAAGCCCTGCGCTTCCCACCAGCGAACCGCCCGCGCCGTGGCCTTCCCGGCTGCCATCATGTCAGTGAGCGTTGCGTAGGACATCCCTCAGTTCCTCCTCAGTAAGCGTCATCTTTTTCCAAAAGCCCTGCTGCTCGACGATGAAGTAGCCGGGCCAGCCTTGCAGTTGCGGCAGTTTTCCCCATTCCAGTTCCCGGCGCAGTCGCATCGGGTTCTTCGCGGCGTACATCTTGTCCGCAAAACCCAAGGCCATGGCGAGCGCCGGCCAGATCGGCGCCAGCTCCGCCGCAGTATAGAACGGGCGGTTCTGCCAGTGCGGAAGCCATGCCTTGACGGCATCGGCTTCAGGGCCGGGATGCTTCTCGGCAGTCTCGGCGAGCTGGCCTACCCACTGCCGGATCACGCCGGGACCATTCCCGGTTGCCTGCATCGCCTTGATGATGCGATAGGTCGGGGAGTACCAGAAGGAGTTCATCAATAGCCCCGCCGACCGTGCCGATGTCCTTCATCATAGGACTTCTGAAGTTTGCGCTCCTGAATATCCTGCTCGATCCATTCGAAATAGCCCTGCGGCATATCGCTGCGGATCTGCACAGGAACACCTTCGATCCAGTAGGTTTTCATTCTCTCGGCAGGTTTCACAGGTCATACTCCAGTTCAGGAATTTGCCAGATATCACCGACGTGGAAAAAATCCAGATCGGTATTCGCCTTCAGTTTCTTGGCTATCGTACCGTTAGCCAATCCGGTTTTCAACGCAATTTGTTGCGCCAGAATGTTGGTGCTGCACGGCCCATGCTTTTCGAGGAATTGCTGGATTTCCTCCCGGTCCATCCAGTCAATACGGGATTTCCCGGATTTCGGTTCCTCGGCAAGCACGTCCGTCTTTTCGAGAACGATTGACGCACCGATAGGTTTCATGGCGAATAAAAAAGGTTCTGCCGGAACGTCAACGTCCTTCTGCTTCTTGATCCGCATCTCGACACCATCGCCTTTTTTCTTCAGGTTGATGGCCATGTCCGGATTGGCGATCAGGGCAGATGAACCGCGGGCGCCCTTGCTCGCGTCCTTGCCTTCGTGATGGATGCCGAGCACGAAGCATTCATAGTAGCGCGCCAGCGCCTCCATGAAGCCGATCGCCATCACGGCATCCTTGGCGTCGTTCTCGTCCATGCCGGTCATCAACCGGCTCATGGTGTCGATCACCACCAGCGACGGGCGCATCCCGAGCCGGTCCATATCCAGCTTGATGTCGTCCCAGGCTTCCTTGTTGTGCAGGTAGGGAACCATCGGCAGGATGGCCATCCGGTTCGGTGTGCCGATCAGGCCCCACCATTCCTGCCAAGCCGGATAGCGCAACCGTGCCATGCCGACAGGCATTTCGCCGGCGAGGAACAGGACGTCATGCTGCGCCGGCGCAGCGCTCCATTGACCGGCAACGCCATGCGCCAGGGTTGCGGCCATATCGAGCGCGATGAAGCTTTTATAGGTTCCCGTCGCCCCGTACATGATGCCGGTTCCCGTCGCCGGTACGAAGCCGGGGATCAGCCAGCTCGGATCCTGCACCGAATTTCGGTAGTCCTCGATCCACTGCACGCGATGCTTACGCTCCGGAACCTGCTTCGGTTCTGCGGATGTAGGCTGCCCCGCAAACTTGGCGAATGCGTCAGTGTTCGACTGGAAACCTTTCGCGCCGCCTGTCGTGTCCTCGCCATATTCCGAGGCATTTCGAACGACCCGCTCCAGTTCCCAATCATCCCATGGCGGGCAGCAATGCGGGTTCCAGTGTTCGGCCAGCAATTCATAGCACGTCGCCGGAGAGATGGCCTTGTCCAGCACGCTGGCGGCCACCTGAAAGGCCAGGTTGTTTCCACCCTTCCCCTGCACCGAGACGCGCCCGCTCTCGACGTAGCCTTCCAGCAGCGAGACGGCCCACTGGACGTTGCGCGGCTGATCCTTGTCCGGGTGCTTGTCGAGCCCATGCACCTGCCCGCCTGGGCGCTCCGGCACCAGCAGGCGCACCTCATCCGAAAGAGGTAGGACAGGGCAATAATTGACTATCTCGTATGCGCCGTTGCTGGTGGCGCTGCCAGGCAGTAGAACATAGCCACCGGAGACGAGACGGCCATCACGCCACAGGCCGCCGCGGGTATCGATACCGTCGGCGATGCGTGATGCGGTGGAAGGTCCCTCGCCTCTGAAATAGATGTGCAAGCCGCCTCGGGGGGTCCGGACCTGCAACGTCTTGCCGATTATGGAGCGGAGGGCTTCATTTTCGGCGAGCAACGCCGACCACCATGCCAGGCCGGCAGGATCGACGTCGATGACGAACAGGCCGGATAGTCCGGTGGCCACCGCCCAATTACATCCGGGCCTGTCGTGGAACCATTGCGCGAGCTGCGCGTTGTCGTTGCTGGCGTCGTACCATCCACGTGTGCCTGGATAGGGATCCTTCCCGTTCGGTACGCATGGAAAAATGTAGACGCCGGATAAAAACTCCGGTATTGATGGCATTGCAGATTGCAGCAGCATAGTCGATCAGCCCCCGGAAGCCCCGAAGTAGCAGCCTTCGGGGCTTCTTTTATGCGCCCGTCATCGTTGTTTCACAAGTCGTATTCAACTGATGGTTCGAGGATGAAGCAGGCGATGTGGCGGCCAGTGCCTTTGCCTTCGGACCCATCCTCGGTGGCCAGCCACTTTACGTCACCCAAGTTGCGGATATTGCCGTTGTTCCCGCAAATCGCCTTCAGCAGCATCAGCACCCACTTGTCGACCGGATAGACCAGTACAACACGCTTGCCTTTCTGCTGTTCTTCCAGCGCCTTCCGCACCCATGCTGTCGGACCTTTCTTGCGGCCTTGGTGCATGATTGAGCCGAACGGTGGGTTGACGTAGTTGCTTCGGCCCCACTCGCACGTCAGACCATCGAAGCCCGGTGGCAGCGGGAAGGGGCACGGATCGAAGTCGAACGCGAACTCAGCATCGAGGCGTGCGTACAGGTCCGGCGGTGTCAACCAGTAATGCTTCCCATCATCGCCGTTGCCAACGTGAAACTTGTTCTGCTCAGGAACCGTGTTCATTGCTTTACCATCCGCTCGAAACACCGAACATGGTCCGGTCAACGATGACTTCGCCGGTGTAGCGGCTGCACCGCGGCACCGGGCACGCCGTCGAGGTATCGGCGCCGCACTCCGGGCATGTCCCTAGAGGAGCAACCCAGCCTTTCGGTTCATAGGTGTATTCTCCATACGCCCGTTTGATTGTGCGGAAGCCATGGCGCTCTTTGATCCGTGCGACCTTGTGCCGGTCCCAGCCGTCGCCCAAGAGCGCGGCAATTTCGCCGGCTCGCCTGCCCTCCAAGGTCCAAAGCTTGATCTTCTCTATGACGTCCATTAATCATCACCCCTCATTTGATCCATGCTCAGTCTGCCGGTAGCCGGACGGCGCACACCCTGCAACACGGCGTCTTCATCGTTCCAGATGCGTTCCATCTGGCGCATCCCGTGCTCGTCGTTCTGAGCGAACGCACGCGCCCATAACCGGAAGCTTGCAAAGGCTTCCCGTTCCTTTCTCGATAGCATCATTCCATCCCCTCTCGTCTGCGATGCAGCTTGCTGTAGATGACCAGCGCCACGCCCAGGAGGCCAAGGGCGGCCATGGCGATGCTTGCCCATGTCCAGATACCCATCGTGTACGAAACAGCGTCCTGAGCCTGCTGGACGGCCTGCTGTGCGTCGTCCGCCTTCAGCCTGTCCACCACAGCGCCGCCGATCGTGCTGGCACCGGCGATCCCGGATCCGATGATGGTCCGCGACTGGCCCAGAGGCTTCAACTGTTCGGGATAGCGCGGTGCAGGCGTGATCCTGTCCGTTTCAGGCTCAACCACGGCCACGCCGCCCTGCGCCGCCCGCAGAGCCTTCAGGAACGCTTCATAATAGCCGGCGACCAGTGCAGCACGATCAGTGCCGTTGATGATCCGGCGGGCACCCAGCGCGTCATTATAGCCGTTGTGGAAATAGTCCCGCAGCGCCTTGCCGGTAAAAAAGCCATGCTCCATCCCGTCGAACAGGATGCGGATTGAGTGCTCCGGCATCAAGGCCATGTCGGGGTTTTCATAGAGCGGGACACCGAGCCGGTGCGCCATGGCTTGATAGTTCTTCGCCCATGTCAGTTGCACATGGCCGCGGCCATAGTAGACCTGTCCTGTGTCGGGATCGGGCTCGGCGTATTTGTAGCCCTGCCGCTTGACGTAGGCGCGAGCCTCTTTGTCGCTGGCCTTGAAGCCTTCGCGAACGGGCTGCATCCTGGCGCCGGTTTCATGAAACACGGTGGCCAGCACATAGGCCATTTGCGAAAGTGTGATGCTGGACGTTGCCCAGGCGTCGAGCAGGTCGTTCAGTCCGTCGACTTGGCTTTGCGTCATGTGGCCTGAGAACGGTTCCGTCCGGATAGCTTGGAAGAATAGCGCGCGATCCATGGTTGCCCCCATAGTGGTATCGCTTCAGAGTAAGCCTGTTGCATGGCAGGAAGCAACTAGGCTATTTCCGTAGTTCCGTGATGATTTCAAGAGTCCGCGCCTGCTCGCGGATGTTGGAGTAGATCAGGGCGCCGCACCAGATCAGCAGGCCGGCAAGGGCGCACAATGACAGGTATTCGAGGAAGCGGATCACAATACCTGCACCACGGCATAGCCGATATCCCGCAGGTACTCCAAACCCGGCAGGCGGTAGCAGGACAGGAAGCCGCCCAGCTCGCTTGACCAGTTGGTGACGCGGTAGCCTTTCGGCGGGATGTAGTCGGCAGGGAACACGGTCGAGCCCTTGGGCGGGATCTTGCCGGGCTCCCCATGGTCCGACATGCGGTGGCCATCGATCCACAAGCCTGATAGCGCCTTGGTGAAGCGGTCATAGCCTGAGCCGCTGGCGTATGACCATTGGAAGCCGTATTCGTTGGCCATCCAGATGCCTTTAGACTTCTTGCGGCACCGCTCGATGCCGTCCTGATCCTGATGCACGTTCACCAGGCAGCGGGCACCGTGGAAAGCGCGCACCGTGGCCACATGCCTGCGGCCTTTCATCACCACGTAAGCCGACAGCGCCTTGGCCGCGGCGGTTTCCATGACGTATTGAGACATGTCAGCCTCCATAATCCTTGATCGCGACGGATTTTTCGAGGAAATCGAGGATCAGGTTTGTTTCCTCCCCCAGCTGCGTTCCTGCGCGCCATTTCCAATGTTCGCGCGCTTCCTCGAAGGTGAAATAGCGACAACCCGCAATTACGCGCACCAGTTTGTCGGCACAAGGCAATGCAACGAAAGCATAACCATCTGATCTCATGATGCCCGACACCCGGGCATTGCCCGACACCTGGGCATTGCCCCACACCTGGGCATTACCCCACACCTGGACATCGCCCGACACCTGGGCATCCCCCCACACCTGGGCATGGTCCGACACCTGGGCATTACCCGACACCTGGGCATTACCCGACACCTGGGCATTGCCCCACACCTGGGCATTGCCCCACACCTGGGCATTGCCCCACACCTGGGCATTACCCCACACCTGGGCACTATCTGCGACAAATGTGGTATCTGCTACCCATCCGCCGCCGTTGGTGTGCCGATGCGCCGGAACGAAACCGTTCCCGTCCTGAAAATCAAAAGTCTCGCTCATTGGCAGGTTTCTCCAGTTTGTTGCTAACCGTCCATAACTGCCGGCGCCCTCCAGAACGCCGGCAGGGAAAGAGGGTTAGGACCAGCGAGGGCGCTTCTTGATCGGAAAATGCTTGCGACGGTAGGCTTTGAAGCCGGCATAAATGGCATCGTCGTAAACCTGCCAAACGTCGTAAGGTTTGCTTTCCGCCACCTCATTCAACGCATGAGCGGTCTGTTCCCAAGGCGAGAAATCGCGCCCATGGCTTTCGGCTTCTCCGCAGAGCATCAACCAAACGTCAATCTGGTTGTCCGCATCGACGACGCTGTAACCAACCCAATCCAAATCATTGCGGATATTGGTGCCGATCGCCGGCATTTCCTGCCACGACGCAATATTCCAGCCACGTTCGTAGCCCATATCCCTGATTTCGCGCTTGTTCATCTCAGTCTCTCCAGGTTTCCTAGGGTTGATAACCCAAAGGTAGTTGACGCTACGTTACCTGTCAACGGGAATTTTTCGGTCGTGCGTAAATTGTTTTGCGCTTGCCTTTTACCTCGATCACCTCGAACCAATCCCGGAAATCAGGATGCTTGCAGACGGCCAGGTAGGCGCGGTGCAACTGGCGCCCAATCCTCGTACGGAATTCCGCTGGCGTTCCAAGCAGCAACCGGACGGCCAGGTAGTGATATCCCACAGGGTGCGCCGGCAACGTGGCTTTCGTCCAGTCCATCAATCGCTGTGCGCCGTCATGATCGCCAGAGCTGGCGGCGCCAACGATCGCCATATGATTTTCAGGCAATGCCGCGGCCTTGACATCACCTAGCGCGGCAATCTCCGCTTTTACCGCATCCGTCTTGGCACCAAGGGATTTCAGCAATGCCGGATTTTCGAGCAGCATCACGAATTGAGCGGCGGTCAAGCCTTGCCCATTGTTCATGTACAGCTTGATTTTCCGCACGTCGTCCACCTTGTCATCCGGTGGCAGATATCCTTTGGCGCGCATTTCTCGCACCAATGCCCGCAGCTTGCGCTTGCTGATACCGACCGCATTCGCCAGATAGTCCAAATCCATTGGACTACCTCTTTAGCCGGCGACAACGTTCCGCATAATCCACGATATCACCGCTCGGAACCATTCGGAACGTACCATCACCAATCGGATCTGCCCCATAATCACCAGTTTTTTCCGCGTTTATGGGTTTGCGAACGGGTGTGAGTGTTTGCCTGTCCAATTCATAACCGAAAACCATTGGGGTTTCCATGTCACGTAATTTGTCGATGGGCATTTTTCCGATCTCCCTTTTAGTGGTATTCCCTGAGGGTGTGAATATAGCACCAAATGGCCCCTCAAAGGAAGTAGTATCTATAGGTTTGATACTCAGGACGACGAATATTGTTATCCCATATACACGCGTGCGCGGATCGGGTCGCCTCCTCGGCCGGCCCCTGCTATACGCTCCGCTACAGGGGCGCTTGAACCTCGTCGCCTCCCGCTTCGCATTTCCTAATTTTTCTTTCTTACTCTCAAAATTCCTAAAAATTTCCAAACCCTAAAACGCAAAAATTCGGGCGCAGGTGGCATAAAGAAATTCACCCGCGCCCGGATCGCAAACCGGTTCAGATTATTCCAACGTGATTGTGACTTTCGCCAGAAACCCAGAAAGATCGATTGAAACCGCCTTGGGAAGATCGCGATCTAAGCGGATATATGCGGGAATTTCTGCGAATTTGAGTTGCCGACTGATTAAATTTTTGAACAGGTCGCTGTTCGCATACGCTCCGAATTTCGGATGCTTGCGAAAACTTTCCATATCACAGTGTCCGCGCTCGATCGCCGGCACCTTGATACGCTGGTAAGCGATTGTGTTGTCCATGTTGTAAATTGTTTCCGGTTTTGCCCGAAACGTAATGGTCGCGCTCATTCTCACATTCTCCTCAGTTTGAGAAATTCCCGGACCCGCATGACGATCCGGTTCACCCGCGCCCGCTCGTACCTGTCCCATGCCTGGCGCACGTCTGTTGGAATATTGGTGTGCATGTCAGTCATTCTCGGCGTAAGCGCTTTCAATGCGATCGCCGGTATGGGCGCAAAACAATTCGGGATCTTCCCAATTGATATCCATACCGACAATGCGCCAGCCATCTTCCCGGTAATGAGGATATGCGACCGCGTGCATCACCAGTTTGAGGTTATTTTTGACCGCGTCATAAGAGAGGGGTTCACCGTCTGCCGCGATGAAATAGACGGGATAGCCGCCGGGAAAGGCATGGGGGCCATTCCGCAGGGCGGCTTTCAGATCCTTTGTATTGTCGATTTGCATGTCCGTATCTCCCGTGCGTTGTTGATGCACCTAACGTAGCGTCACGTAGCCTGCATGTCAACAGGGAAATTTAAATTTTCTTGATCGATCCGGGACCCGCCGGCGGTTTTTCCGGGACCCGGGGATACCTTCGAGGCTGGTTCGGCGATCCGGTTCATGTCCTCCCGCTCAATATTTACCAGTTTTTGCACCCCTCCCCAAATTTCCCATTTTTCTCCACCTCCCCAAATTTTCCTTGACCGTGGTTGATACATCCGCTACCTTCGGCATATCACTAAGGAGATAAAAATGAAAAAGTGGTGCCACGATACAAGCCATCGAACATACAGTGTTTGGTGTAATATGCGATATCGCTGCACAAACCCAAAGCATCCAGCAGCAAAATATTACGGCGATCGGGGCATTACCGTTTGTCCTGAATGGGTGTCCAGCTACGATCAATTTGTAGATGACATGGGTTATGCTCCTAACGGACTGACCTTGGATCGCATTAACACAAACGGTAACTATGAACCGGGAAATTGCCGATGGGTTACTCAAAAAGTTCAAATGAACAACACCCGCAGGAATCATGTGATTGAGTATAAAGGTGAGCGTCGGACCCTTTCAAACTGGGCCAAACATCTTGGTATTCCGATCAGCACTCTTTTTAATCGCTTAGATCGCGGAATGTCTGTAGAGCGGGCACTCAACAAAAAAGTCACCTGTGGTGCAACCACCCACGGCAACAATACCATGTACGCTTACGGCTGCCGTTGCGATCAATGCAAAGAGGCGCATCGGGCATATCAAAAAGCTTGGTATGTCCGAAAGAAAACCGTGCAAACTTTAGAATATGATCTGTGATTGCATCCCCATCCCTTTCGAGGTACTCTAACACTCGATCGCCGTAGCCCCTCTGCGGCGATTAGCGAAACAGCAGAAACTTGAAGGCCCGGCCAGACCCCCTCTCCGGGCCTTCATTTTGACCTCGAAAGGCAGGTGATCCTCATGGGCAAGAAAAAGGGCGGTCGCAAATGCTGACTTGACAGTGGCCTCCGGGTTCGTCTACTATCCTGATGCACACTCCTGCCGAGTAGCGCACCAGCCAGAACCCCGTCACTGTCCTCCAGTCGGTGACGGGGTTTTTCTTTACTCATAAGTGGTATTCCATAATTCTTGACGCCTGCCCACCGATGGCCTCATAATCGCCATATTGGTATCAGGAGGGGCTGCATGTCACTGGACGCGACGAGAATCAGGCTCGGTGAGCTGAAGCGCAAGCTGAAGGCCCGATTGGGGCGCAAGGAATTCCGCGAGAACTGCGCCGCGATCGAAGCCGAGATTATCCGGCTTGAGGCTTTGCTGGAGGCTGGGGAATGAACGGTTTTAAACTTGGGACGGATCCCGATACCGGCGTACTTATCCTGACGCATGTCGCTGAAGAAACCAGAAGGCAGGGCTTTCATGGATGGGCCGGTCGGGTTGATCATGTGGCGGGCATCCTGAAGCGGTATGCCGATCCAGGCACCACTTCTACGTCCGAGGAACCCGCCACTACCGACGCCGTCGACGGCCTAATTTCTGACCGCGCAAAAACCCACGGGGATTTCCAGCGCAACACGGTGACTGCCCAGGGCTTGAAGGCCCTGATCCGGTCCACCCCCAATTGGGGCAACATGCCGCCGGCCTTTCAGGAAGCCCTCGACATGGTGTGCAGCAAGATGGCGCGCATCCTTCACGGTGATGCCGAAGCGGTCGAGCACTGGGAAGACATGGAAGGCTACCCCCATCTCATCGTGAGGATGCTTCGATGACCTACCTGATCACCTTCTGGCTGGGATGCCTCGCCGGCGCCGCGGCCATGGCCGTCTGGATCGTCATCGCCAATCGAGATGGCTTGTGACCAATGTGGTCGAATTGCGGCGTATCGCTGACGCACTGGAAAAAGGTGAGTATGGCCTCATGACATCCGCAGTGCTCGTGCTCGGCCACACGAACCAGAAAGTCCTGGATGACGGTCAGGTCGAGCACACCATCGAAAGCCACACCTTCTCAGCCGGACCTCGGGACGACCTTTTCACCGTCAAGGGCCTGCTGCTGACCGGCCTCGGGGACCTCGCATGACACCCGATTGGGATTTCGACCTCACGGCGGCCCCTCAGTTCAAGCGCGTGCTGGTCTGGTTCGGCGATCCAGTCGATGGCTTCCCCATCGTCGGTTTCCGCAACCGCGGGCTGTTCTTCGACCATCACGGCACTGCCCTGATGAACCTGAAAGCCTGGATGCCGGCACCGGAGCCCCCGCATGACTAGTGAGATCGTCAAGGAAGTCAACAAGATCCCGGTCATCTCCGCCGACCAGTACCAGCACCTCGGCAAATACGCCGGTGCGCTCGTCCTCGCCTGCTTCGAGCAGATCGGCGGAATGGAGCGGTTTGTGGAATGGGGTCTATCGAACCCCACCGACTTCTACACCAAGCTGTTCACCAAGATGATCAGCCGGTCGACCCAGGTTGAAGTCTCCGGCTCCGTGTCCATCGACGACGCGATCAGCCGCCTCGACGCCATGGACGCTGACTACGAAGTCGTCGAGCCACTGGAGTACGATCTGTGACGGACGACGCCCTCCGTCAGTCGATCCGGAACGAGCGCCGCCGGCGCCAGTGGTCGCAGGATGCGCTCGCCATGCAGGCCGGCTGGACCAGCCAGTCGATGATTGCCCATTACGAAAGCGGACGGCAGCCCTTGACCCTGCATGGCCTCCGGCGCATCGCCGCGGCTTTCGGCATGGACCTTGTCGTCGAGTTTCGGGAGCGGTCGTGAACCCCGTCCAGATCGCCGCGGATTACGGAATTTCGGTCGAGGAAGTCCGCGCCCGCTGGATGATGCTGCGCGTGGCTCGGTGGAAGGCCGACTTCCGCCTGTTCGCCCGCGAGGTAGTCAAGATCCGCGCCAAGGACGGCGAACTGGTGCCACTGATCCTCAACGAAGCGCAGGAGATGCTGCTCGAAGCTGGGGAGCAGCACTTGCGCGACGAGCAGTGGATACGCCTGCTGGGACTGAAAGGCCGTCGGCAGGGGTTCTCAACCATGGTGGCCGCAAGAGGTTACTGGCGGGCGACCCTATGGGACCGGCAAAAGGTATATATCCAGTCCCATGAGATGACGTCCTCGGGTGTACTGTTCGACATGGTCGATCTGATGCAGCAGAAGCATCCGTTTCCGCCGGCGGTGGGCCGCGACAACGCCAAGGAGTTGGAATTCGTCCAGCGGGGCTCTGCCTACACCGTGGCGACCGCAGGGCAGAAGGCAGGTGGCCGCGGCGGCGGCATTTCCTTCTTCCACGGCTCGGAAGTGGCCTGGTGGACCAACGCCGCCGATCATTTTTCGGCTTCCGTGCAGGCGGTGGACGAGGTCAGGGGCCGCAGGGACGTGCTGTGGCGTCGCCCGGCACGTCCGCTGCCCTTCGAAGCGAAGATGCCTCTCCAGATCGAGGGTTGGGCGCGTGCGCCGTCAGAAATCTGGATGGAGACGACGTCCGCGGGACCGACCGGCGTCTTCCATGAGAAGTACATGGACGCCATGAAGTCGGTTGGGCGCTACCGCCACGTCTTCATTCCATGGACGGTGCAGAAGGAATACATCGAAGACGGCGATTTCGTACCTTCAACGGTCGTCGAGGACGAAGGTGAACTCTCCGAGGCCGATTATCAGGAAACCTACGGGCTTTCCGACGGTCAGATGCTATGGCGCCGCTCCAAGCTGCATGAATTGGGCTCGCCGGGCAAGTTCCGGCAGGAATACCCGGTCGACATCACCGAAGCCTTCTCCGCAGCCGACATCGATGGCATCTTCATCAAGCCTGCACTGATCCTCCAGGCCCGGAAACGCCGTATGGAGGACCCGGACGCCCCTCTGATCGTCGGGGTGGACCCTGCCGGCGCCGGAGGCGACCGTTTCGCCGTCACATGGCGCCGCGGCGACAAGGTTGTAAGACAGGAATGCCGCCATCATGTCGAGCATGAGGAAGCCGTTGAGTGGCTGTGCCAGATCATCGACAACGACAAGCCGAACCGGATGAATATCGACAACGGCTCCATGGGCCGGAACATCTTGTCTTCCGTCCGGTCGCGCGGCCCGCAATATGGTTCCGTCATCCGAGGCATTGATTTCGCGGGCAAGTCAGGTGCGAAGCAGGCCCAACCCAACCGGTCGGGACCGTGGAACCGCCGTGCGGAGATGTGGGGTCGGATGCGCGAATGGCTTGTCCAGGGTGGCTGCATCCCCGACGACGAGGACCTGGCATCGGACCTTGCAGGTCCGAAAACCAAGTACCGCGCGAACGGCGATTGGCTGCTCGAAAGCAAGACGGACATGAAGGCGCGTGGCGTGCGCTCCCCCGACAAGGGTGATAGTGCCGCCTTGACCTTTGCCAGCCAGGAATTCTTCGAGGATTGGAAGAAACCGGAGGTTTCGACCGGATTTTCGACCGGAAAGGACGTCCAGCACGTCCCGTCGACCTATTTTTCCGGAAATTCGGGCGGTGGTTCCCGCAACGGATGGATGAGATAATTGCCTGACTATCCCTAAAGTGGTATTCCTTTCGGGGAACACCATCTTTCGGGGGCAGAAATGGCGACTTATGCTGCGACGCAGAACGGCGAGAAGCTTCCCTCGTCGAAGATCGCCATTCCCGAGGATTATGACAGCCACGATGCCTTCCTGAACGAGATGCGCCTGCGCTACGACGCCGGCGTGTCGTTCGACCAGCACAACATCGAGGCCGGGCGCGAGGATGCCAAGTTCGTCGTCGGCAACCAGTGGGACCCCGAGGTCGAACAGGCCCGCATCAATGCCGGCAAGCCCGCCCTGACCTTCAATTACCTCGTCGCCTTCGTGGCGCAGCTCGTCGGCAACAAGTTGCTGAACGAAACCGAGATCAAGGTCTTCCCCGACAAGGGCGGCACCAAGGAAATCGCCCAGATCAGGGAAGGGCTGATCCGCTCGATCTTCAAGAACTCCAATGCCGACCTGGCACGCGACGAGGCGCAGAAATATCAGGTCATCGGTGGCCGCGGCGTGTTCTGCCTGTCGCGCGAATACGCCGGCAAGGATGTCTTCGAGCAGGACCTGAAGCTGAAGCAGGTTCAGGACCCCTACTCCGTCGTCGCCGATCCCATGTCGATCGACCCGACCTGGGGCGATGCCGAGTGGATTTTCGTCTCCGAGGACGTCACCCAGACCGAATTCAAGAAGCGTTGGCCGAAGGCGCCGATGGTCGATTTCGGCAGCAGTGTCCGCACATGGGACCGCTGGGGCTACTGGACGCAGGAAGACACCGTCCGCATCGTCGCCTATTGGCGCATGGTGACCGAGGGCACCATCGTTCTCGGACTGATGCAGGACGGCACGACTCAGGACATCACCGATTACGAGGAATTCGAGTATCCGGCCCTTGGCCTCGCTGTCCATCCGCAGACCGGCCAATGGTACATCCGGGAGGTGCCCAACACCTTCGCCCGGCTCTATATCTGCTCCGGCAACCAGATCCTCGAAGGTCCTTACGACTACCAGTGTTCGTCCATCCCGGTGTTCTGCGTGGCCGGCTGGCAGGTCAATGATGGCGAGCGCAACCATCGCTGGGGTATGGTCCGCTTCCTGAAGGACCCGCAGCGCCTCCACAACTACTTCCGTTCCGTGCAGGCCGAAGCCCTCGTGGCGGCGCCGCGCAACAAGTACATGGTCGACCCCGCCGCTGTGCAGGGCTACGAGAAGCGATGGCGTGACGCCGCGGTCAGCGACGACCCCTTCTTGCCCTACAATTCCGATCTGCCCAAGCCGGAGCCGGTGCAGCCGCCGGCGATCGACCAGGCGCTCATGGCGCAGGCGGAACTCGCGCACCAGGACATGCGCGAAATCTCCAATATGCATGAAGCGTCGTTCGGCCAGCAGTCGAACGAAGTGTCGGGCCGGGCGCTCCAGCAGCGCCAGAACATGTCCGATCTGGGCACCTTCAACTATCTCGACCGCCAGCGGCTCGCCGACGAACGCTGCGCCAGGGTAATCAACGAACTGATCCCCTATGTCTACGACACGGCCCGCATCGTGATGATCATGGGCGCGAACGGCAAGACCGAGCAGGTGCCGATCAACGTCATTGGACGGCAGGAAACCGACATCACGCTCGGCAAGTACGGCATCACCGTCACCACCGGCCCGGCGACCGCGACCAAGCGCCAGCAGGCTGCCGACCAGATCATGGCCTTCGTCAACAGTGTACCGCAGATCGCGCCGCTGGTGATGGATTTGCTGGTCAAGTACCTCGACTGGCCGGGCGCCGACGAACTCGAAAAGCGCCTCCAGCTTGCACTGCCGCCCGGCGCCATCTCCGAAGACGAAATGACACCCGAGATGAAGGCGCAGCAGGCACAGGCCCAGCAACTCGCCGAAGCCCAGCAGCAGCTTGCCTATTCGCAGGCAGAGGCGGAGACGCAAAAGACGCTCGCCGAGGCCCGGAAGGCCGAAGCCGGCGCACAGCAGGCCCTTGCCCTGGCCTACAAGGCCGTGCTCGATGCCAATTCGCGCGCACAGGACGTACAGAGCAAGAGCATCGAGCGCGACGTCAAGATGGTCAGCGATGCGCTCGACCAGCACAACAGCCTCGAAGCCGAGGATCGTGCTTTTGCCGCGGAGCGTGAGGACGCCCAGACGGAAAGGGCGGCGAAGGACCGGGAGTTCGCCGCTGGTAGAGAAGATGCCCGGAACAATCGTCAGAACGGAGAACAGACGGAATGAGCACCAACCCGAGCGACATTGCTCCGCAGGGTGATCCCCTTGCGGGCATGGAGGAAGGCGACATCGTCATCAACGATGTCCTGAAGAACCAGACAGACACACCCGACGACCCGCCGCCCGCCGATACCTCGAACGAGGCAGACGCACCGGAAGGCGAGACGGATGCTGCCGAAGGCGAGAAGCCCGAGGAAAAGCCGAAAAAGAACAAAATCCCGCGCGATCAGCGTATCCGGGAGCTTTTGGCTGACAACAAAGGGGTAAAGTCGGAGAATGAAACCCTCCAGGCTCGCGTTGCGGAACTCGAAAAACTATTGACGCCTGCGGAAAAACCCGCCAACATTCCCGATATCCGCGATGCCGAACCTGATCCGACGGATCTTTCGAAGTATCGCCTCGGGGACCTTGACCCCGCATATACAAGGGACCTTGTTCGCTGGGAACTCCGTCAGGAATTCCGAAACGAGCAAGCCGCCGCTGCCGAGCGTCAGGCAGCACAGGAAGCGCAGGCTCGCCAGGTGCAGCACGCTTCGGAAGTTCTCGGAAAAGTCGCTGATGTCGAGGATAAGGGCCTGTCCCTTTACCCCGACTACAAGGAAACGGTCGTTGCACCGTTCATGAAGGGCGAAATCCCTCTCGAAGAACCGACTTTCCTTGCCGCAGCCGAAACTGAGCACGCATCTGAAATTCTCCGCGAACTTGCTCTCAATCGCGCCGAGGCGGCCCGCGTGGCGTCCCTAACGCCGGTTCAACAGGTCATCTACGTCGCGAACAAGAGCGCTGAAATCGCGGCTCGAAACAAGCCTCGCCTCCCGCAAGCCGGCGCCCCGCCGAGCAGTGTGCCAAGGGGAACCGGCGGACGCCTCGGTATCAGGGGCGACACCGAAAGTGTCGATGATATCGAGAAGTTTTTGTACCGACGAGGCTGATTGGGCGCGGTGCCCATCAGTGAACTTCCAAGGGAGTAGCCCTGATGGGTACCAACACTGTCGACCAAGCACGGCTGGTCCTGAACGTCTTCGCCGCGCGTCTCCAGAACAACCTCGTGACCCGCGACGTGGTGACGTGGAACATGTTCACCGAGGAAATGGACGATCGCAATCGCTTGCAGGTCGTCGAGCAGCGTTCGCCGCGCTACGCTGTCACCCGCACCTCCGGCGGCGTGAAGGACCTGACCTCCGGGACGCAGGGTTCCGTGTTCGGCGCTGAAATCTACATCATCGACGGCACGTTCAACGCCAGCATGGGCTGGGGCGACTTCCAGAAAATCCGCGATATCGGTGCGGCTCGCGAGAGCCAGGCCATCCAGGGCGCCGCGGAGAGCATGGCCGCCAGTATCGATGCCTACGTTCTGAGCGGCGCCACCCTGGCCGCGAACAACTGGACCGGCACCATCGGCAACAACCTGACCGATCAGGAAGACTGCGTTGCTGCCTATACCCGCCTGAAGGAAGGCGGCGTGCCCGACGGTGACATGAACTTCGTGATGAACTTCATCGACCGCCAGAAGCTCGGTGATCAGGTCATCAACCTTCCGGGTCCGGACGGCTTCCCGACCGCGACCTACAAGGACGGCCTTGACAGCCGTATCAACGGCATTCCGACCAAGTGGACGCAGCAGCTTCCGGTTCTGACCGTCGGCTCGCGTGCCGCTTCCGGTGCGTCACTGATCAACGGCGCCTCGCAGAATGTCAACTATGCCGACGTGGCCACCCAGACGAGCGCGAATGGCTATTTCAAGACTCAGACCATCTCGATCGACGGCCTGACCGGCTCGCAGACCGTGAAGGCTGGTGAAGTTTTCACCATCGCCGGCGTCTACGCCTATGACAACCAGAAGCAGGCACTCGTTAATCCGGCTCGGCTTCAGCAGTTCACCGTCGTTGCGGACGCCACGGCGTCGAGCGGTGTGATCGCGGCCCTCCGCATCTATCCAGCCATCATCGTACCGAACACCGGCTCGGGCAGCAATCCCGACATCAACACCGCCCATGCGACCGTCAACGCGGCGCCGGCGGATGATGCCGCGATCACTTGGCTGGGTACGGCGTCGACCGCCTATGGCCCGCGCCTGCTGATCCAGAAGGACGCGATCGTCGTCAACTCGGCGCAGCTCGTGATGCCGTCGGTCGGTATCGGCACCCGTAAGACCCTGTCCAAGATCCCGCTGTCTGTCCGCATGTGGCAGTACTCGGATCCGAAGACTGGCGAGCACGGTATTCGCTTCGATGTCGCGCTCAACGTCAATATTCGCGACCGCGACCGCGTCTGCAAGTTCAACGGCAGCTAAGTCTTCCGTCTCGTTCTCCGTGCGGAAGTGGGGCCGCTGGCAATCCTCTAAAGGCTGGCCAGCGGCCTTTTCTCTAAAGAGGCAAAGGCAATGTCGTCGAGAGTTAAAGAACGGTTCCGGGGCACCTTCATGGCTGCCAACAGCACGCTCGATCTTTCCGGCGCAGGGGGTATTTCGGGCTTCCTGACCAAGACGGATGGTACGATCACCGTGACCGTCACGGACGGCGCAAGCGGCGCTGTTTCGACCGTCACCATCGTCAGCGCCCATCCGGTGACTGCCGGCGTCTATGTCCCGATCCCGCTCGAATTCCCGCAGCTTGGCGGCACTGTCACGCTTGGCGGCGGCGCGAGCGGAACGCTGTTCATCTGATGCTGATCGCCTGGGCATCGCAGCAATGGGCTACGGCGCCGACCCCTCCGCCGACCGATGAGGTGCGCGTCACCGAGGATGGTGAGCGCCGCATTACCGAAACTGGTGACGTAAGGATCACGGAAAATGACTGACGTTAAGATCACCGGACTTTCGGCAAACGAAACCCCGCTCGACGGCACCGAGCTGTTCGAAATCGTCAATGCGGACGGCAACAGCCGCAAGGAACTCCTGAGCAACATCGAAACCTTTGTGGTGACCGCCCGCGTCTATGTCACGATCCCCTTCATCATCGACGGTGGTGGCGGTGTGATCACCACAGGCATCAAGGGCTATGTCCCAGTCGATTTTGCCTGCACGATCCAGTCTGTGACCCTGCTGGGCGACCAGAGCGGTTCCGTGGTGGTCGACATCTGGAAATGCACCTATTCGGCGTTCAATCCGACCACGACGCCGTCGGCATCCGACAAAATCACCGCTTCGGCGCCCCCGACCATCTCCAGTGCCAAGAAGTCGCAGGACAGCACCCTGACCGGCTGGACGACGTCGATTTCCGCCGGAGACATTCTGGCCTTCAACGTGAACAGCGTTACGACCCTGACCCGCGTGACGCTCGCCCTGAAGGTGAAGCGGACCTGAGATGGCGCGCACCTGGTTCAAGAACAAGCAGCTTACGAGGCAGACGCTTACAGGCACAGTAACGCCTGCCAGCGTCCTGAGCCTGTCGTTCACACCCAAGGCTTCGACGTCGTATTATCTGCTCTGGTCCGCGCAGTGTGATTACAATATCACTACTCGAAACTGCGCTTTTGCCCTGAACGACACGACAGGTTCCGTGGCACTGGCGGCCATTTCGAACCGGACGGACAACAACAGCAATATTTTCTCCATCGGCGGCATCGCCAAGTGGACGGCTGGTGGATCACCCGGCACGCAGCAGTTCGATATCACGCAGGCTCCCGGCAACAGTGCCGACACCGTAGGCAGCGACGAAATCTTCCTGATGGCGATCGAGGCGCAGGCCACGGATGCCTATGCCGAGGTGTTGTCGGCGAACACCCGTACCAGTTCTACCCTGGGCGACCAATGCACGCTGACTTTCACGCCGGGTAGCGCGGGGGATTATCTTATCCTGTGCAGCGCCGAAGCCGGCGGCCTGATCACTGCAACCAGCAATGGTTGCTGCCGCGTGTTGCTCGACGTCAACGGCACGCAGTATTTCGACACTGTTGATGGCCAACAGGCCAATACGAGCAGCGCCCGTTATGCCTGGGCCGGCGCCATGGTGCTCAATTTCGCTGCATCGTCACAAACCTTGAAGATCCAGTTTGCATCCAGCGACAACACCAACACCGCCAATATCCGCAACTGCCGCATCCTCTGCATGAGGCTCGATACCTTCGCGCAGGCGACCACGGCGCAGAATACGACCGAGCAGTCGACGCAGCAGACCACCATGCAGGTGGCCGCTACGGTGACGCCGACGGTACCGAACAACGATTATATCGTCCTGTCGTCGGGCCTCGTCCGCTATTCGACTTCGGCGCGCAATATGGAAAGCGATGCCAGCATTGCCGGCGTTACTCGATCACTCCAGAAGCGTTACCAGATGTTCACGGGTGGCGTTCGCAAGACGTCCTATATCGGCTGGGGTTATGACACGCTGGTAGGCGGCAGTCGCACATTCCAGACCGAGTGGCGTGCGACCAACGCCAGTGACACGGCCTATATCACCGGGGCTTTCATTGGTGCCCTGCTGCCCGTCGCCGTCGAACGATCCTTCGTTCCCACGGTTATCGGCTGATGCCTGTAGGGACCGGGGCATACCAGGTGCCGACGCAGACGCGCCGTGTGACGACCCTGGCGCCAGCCGGTTCCGGTTCTCTTGCCGAAGCGATATCCACTGACGCCATCCGTGCCGGAGCTGTCATCGAATTCGATGTCGCGGGCAACATAAACCGCATCAATATGTCCGACCTGATAATTAACCAGCCGGGCATTCAAATCATGGGTGAAACGGCCCCCGGCAACGGTGTGAACCTCGTCGGCTGCGGCATCCGCATGAAGTCCAACGGCGGCATTCTCAGCGGCTTCAGGATCATCGCCGGCGACAAGAACGGCATTCCGTCGCCCGACAATCGCGACTGCATCGGCGTCGAAGGCGAAGGGCAGCCGATCGAAGATATCACCATCCGCAACATGACCATGGCCTATTCGATCGACGGCCTGCTTGACCTCTACTCGACCAGGATCAAGCGCGTCTCGATCATTGACAACATCTTCGCCGAGCCGCTCGATGCCAGTACACACCCTTCCGGCAATCACTCGACCGCACTGCTGATCAGCAAAGGGACGGACGTGCTGGTCGCGCGCAACCTGTTCGTGCACTGGCGATATCGTTCCCCGGCGATCCGCGGCCCGTCGAATGTCGGCTTCGTCAACAACCTGCTCTACAATCCGCGCGATGCCCTGTGGTTGCTCTACGGCTCCGACAGCAACCAGACCGGCGGCACTATTCTCGCGGCGTTCATCGGCAACCATGCCATGATGGGGCTGAACTGCCCTTGGTTCCGCACTTCGCCCGTCGGCTTTTTCGAGGTGGCGCAGTCCAATATGTCCGTATGGACGTCGTCGCGGGTTTACCTCAACGACAACATCACGACTTCTGCCCAAGCCTTGATCGACGCGCATTCGCAGTACAGCAACGCGAATGCGTGGCCGACGTCGACGCCTGTGCTCGATGGGCTCGGCTACACCATCATGACGAACAGCAATCCGATCGATCTGGGCTCGCTGACCCCGATGGCGTCGAGTGCCGTGAAAGCCTATGTGCTCGCGAATGCCGGTCCCAAGGATACGGGTGGCGTTCTGCGCTCAACCCTGCTGGAAACCCGCATCCGTTCTGAAGTGACGAACGGCGCGACGGGCACGTTGAAAGACACCGTTCCGGCTGCGGAAGCAGCATATTTCGGCTTCCGGATGCAGTCGCGTGCAGGTGTATTGGCTGGTTGATGCCTAACCTTCCGTCTGGTACTCTCGAAAGTGATACCTCCAAGGAGAACGGCTGTGAGTGAGGAAAAGAAGTGGGGTCCCGCATGGCGTTACGGCCCTGGCGGGGCTGCCGAAATCTTCGAGAACGAAAAGGACGTCCCGAAAGGCTGGGAAGATCACCCGTCGAAGGTGAAGGAGCCGGCCCCGAAGAAGGGCGCCAAGGACGAAATCGAGCACGATCTGTAAGCCATGACGACGCTCGCGGACATCATCCAGGCCGGTTACCGAGAACTGAACCTGGTGGCCATCGGGAAGGACCCGACGGCGGCGCAACTGGAGGAAGGGGTGACCCTTCTGAACCAGATTTACGCGCATGTCCTCGGGAGTGATGCGGGAGAACTTCTGTTCGACTGGCCGCTCGGCAATTACGGACGGCAGACCATGGACAATCTGTGGTTCCTGCCGGAACAGTTACAGAACCCGCCGATCAACTCCCGGCTCGTCATGACCGCCGAAAATGCCATGACGGTCTATTTTCCGGTGCGTCCTTCGGATGGTACCCGGATGAACGTCATCGACCCGTTCAACCTGCTGGCGACGTGGAACCTCACACTCGACGGCAATGGCCGCACGATCGAGACGACGCCGACTGTCACGCTGTCGACCAACGGCATCGACCGTACATGGCTCTACCGTGCCGACATTGGCAACTGGAACCGCCTGACGGATCTGACCAGCAGCGATGACAGTCCGTTCCCGGCTGAGTATGACCCGTATTTCAGCATTCTGCTCGCCCTGCGTTTTGCGCCGCGCGCCGGCAAGAAGATCGCCGATACCACGACTGCTGCGTTCAAGTCGATCGAGCAGAAGTTCAAGGCTCGCTATTTCCAGCGGGCGCCGCTGATCACTGATCCATCTCTGACGTTTATGTCCCGGCAGGCATATCGCCGTTGGGGTCCGAACGGCTATGGCTACGCCAGCTCGCTCCAGCAGTGGCAGCAAGGCTGGCCATGGTAGACATCCAGCTTACCCGCACCGAGTATCGCCGCCGTGTGGCGAAAGAACCTGTCGTTCTCATGCGAAACAGGTTCTTCGAGCAGAACCCCGTGCTCAATGACAGCCAGGAATATCCGGCTGTTATTGCCCGACCGGCGCTGAAGAAAATCGGCGAGTACGATGAAGGTCATGTGCGCTTCACCTACAGTGCGCCCGGCACTTTCGACGGCAATCTGTTCATCGTCAGCGGTACGCACCTCTGGCGGATTGACAGTTCCGCGACGGGAACGGACATCGGCGCGCTGGAGAACGCCATTGGCGGCGCCGTGTCGATGGCTGCGACAGGCAATATCGGCGAGACACCTGCCTATCTGTTCATCGCCGATGGCGGTGTGCTGTGGGTCTACACTGAAAACGGTTCCGCTGTAGGTCACCTTCAGGCAACGGGCGTGATCGCCAATAACGATGTCGTCGAAATCGGCGGTATCTATTACAAGTTCACCAACGGCAGCGTCGACACCGGCACGCCGGCGGGCACCTCGGGATCGCCTTGGCTTGTCAAACTCGGCGGCACCGCTGAAGCCTCGCTGGCATCGCTTTATCTGGCGATCAATTCTGGAGGCGGCGCCGGAGACGATTATTCGACGAACCTGACTGCCAATGAATTCGTCGCATCGAATGTGCAGACCGGCAACGATCTCTATGTCGTTGCCCGGGAGGCAGGCAGCGACGGCAATGCAATCACCACGACGGAAACCGGCGCGAACCTCTCATGGGGTGGCGCGACGTTGTCCGGCGGCGGAACGGATCAGCTTCGCCAGGTCGGAATGCCCGACGATGTCGGTGCGATTTCCGTAGCGACCTTCAACTCCTATGTGATCGTGGTTCCGGTGCAGGGCCGCGGCGTCAATGGCCGCTTCTACTGGATCGATCCCGGCGAGACGTTCGTCGATCCGCTCAATTTCGCTACGGCTGAACGCAGCCCCGATGCCATCAATCAGGTGCTCGCGGTGTCCGATCGCTTCTGGCTTCTGGGGCAGAATTCGTCCGAGACGTGGGTCACCACAGGCAATATCGATGCGCCCATGATCCGAATGCAGGGCGTGCTCTACGAGCAGGGCGCTTGGGCCGGCACCGCTGCTGTGGCGGACAACAGCATCATTCTCGTGTCGCAGAACGGCGATGTTTACGGCATTTCGGGCGGCCTTGAAGTCCTGTCCCGGCCTGACATCGCTGAGATGATCCGGGAAGCCATCGCCTACCAGCAAGCGTATGGAGTTTAGCATGAGCCTGATCTGGGCAGATATCCCGAGCGGCAGCAATGGGCTCTACGGGGGCAATATCAATTACATGTTCGACGGCATCTGGTCGGCTGGGGGTGCCTCTCTGGTCGATGATCCGGACCCGAATATCACCGGCTATGTGCTCCAGTTTGGTTCGAGTATGCGCTATGCCCTCCCCGCCGGGCCTACGAATACGGTGGGCATCGCCAGCCGGGTTTATATTCCTTCACTTCCAGCACTGGACAATCAGCGTCCCGCGATCCATCAGTTCCGGGATATCAGCAACAACCCCCGCCTCGTGGTCCTCGTGGCCACTACGGGGGCGTTGCAGGTTTACCGTGACTGCGATGCGACAACGGGTGTTGGAACATTGATCGGCCAGACAGCGGCTCCTGTCATCACGGCCAATTCCTGGCGGCATGTGGAAACGAAAGTGGTCTGGGGTACGACGACTGGAGAGGTAGAAATCCGCGTCGAAGGGGTCACCAAGCTTCACCTGACCAATGTCAATACGGGAGCTGGTAACTATGCCCAGGTGGCCATCGGCAACAGCTACAGCCTCACTGGCGTCCTGCTCACCAGCTACGCCAAGGATATCGTTTTCTGGGACACCGCGGGCTCGGAGAACAACGACTTCCTCGGGTCGGTAGGAGTTTATTTCCAGCCTCCCAATGCGGACGTTTCTAGTGGCTGGTCGCGGTCGAGTGGAAGCACCGATTACGGGCTGGTGGACGAGGCGCCGCCCAATGATGCCGGGTATATCTATGCCGGGACACCTGCTCCCTCTCCCTCGATCATGAACGTCGAGCCGCTTCCCGCAGATGTGGTGGCGATCCGGGGTTTCTTCCCGATCGGTCGATCCGAGAAAACGGACGGTGGCGACGGCAAGCTTCAGATGAGTGTGTCGCCCAACGGGACCGATTGGGATGACGGGGCCGACAATCCGCAGTCGACGGCGTTCACCTACTATTACGACGTTTCGGAAGTCTCTCCGGACACGACCGATCCGTGGACAGTCGTGGAATTCTCCACCCTCCAGTTCAAGTTCAACCGCACGCTCTAATGGCTATCACGCCGCAAATCAGGGTTTCGCAGGCCGGCATCCAGGCAGTCGCCGAGGGTGAAGTGGACATCCGCGTCTCTCAGGCCGGAACCATGGTTGTGGGTGTTGTTCCGACCGAATTCGTCCAGCTTTCGCAGGCAGGCGTTCAGGTCGTTACCGAAGCCGATACTGATATCCGCCTTTCCCAAGCGGGGATCATGGTTGTCGCGAGGGGCCGCGTGCAGTCGCCCTACCTTCGCGTCTTTACATTCGAGCTTGACGGGCACTGGTTCTGGGTCTGCAACCTGCCGACTGGCTACACGCTCGTCTATGATGTCTATGCGCAGCAATGGTACATCTGGGGCAGCGGCGACGGTTCGACGTGGAGGCCATTCCACGGCACCAACTGGCTGGGTTGTGGTCCTTTGATGCAGACCTACGGCTCTAATGTCGTCGCGGGTGATGACGGCAACGGCACGCTCTATATGCTCAATCCGTCGCTGGCGACCGACGATGATGCCTTGCAGGGATCCGCGGGGCCGCGCCCGTTCTTGCGCCAGGTCACCGGCCAGGTCACGACCCGCAGCCGCGATTACATTTCCTGCTACGGTGTCCGCCTCGGGGGTTCCGTCGGTGAGAACGATGCTTCCCTGACGGAAGTGACTCTGTACGTCTCCGATGACGATGGCCACACCTATGACGACATGGGCACCGTGACGGTCGAAGCCGGCGACTATGTCGCAGGCATTGCTCGCGTCGATTGGGATAGTGGTCTGGGTTCCTATACGATGCCGGGCAGACTGTTCCGCATCGAGGATTACGGCGCACTTCAGCGCATCGACTATCTGGAAATGGACGGCGACGAGGATGGCTGAGCCTGTCGTCCTGCCGACGCTTCCCAAGCTTGTCGACCTCAACGGCTCGCAGGCTATCGTCAACCCTGACGGTACGCCATCGGCATATTTCCTGCGCTACCTGTTCGATCGGAACGGGTGGCTTACCCAGGCCGACGAAATTCTTGCCCTGATCGGCGGTCTGGAGGTTCAGGCCGGCGGTGCCCTGACGGTTACGCCTGATCCCGGTTTGTTGACGTCGAACCCGACCATATCACTTGATGCGCTTGATCCTGATCCGTCGGGATCCTATACCAATGCCGATATCACAGTTGATCAGTATGGCCGGGTGACGGCGGCCTCGGATGGTTCCGCAAACCTCAACCAGACCGCCATATTCACGGCATCGGGTGTCACAACAGTTACCGATGGCGGGTCATCTCCGGGCGCAATTCCCGGGGCCAGTATCACGATAGCGGGCGACGTAAGTGCCCGTACCTTCGTGGCGGATGCCAATTATATCACCGTAAGCGCCATCACGGATGGTGTTCAGGTTCAGATGCATGTGCTCCTAGATGGAGTGTCAGTTGCAATATTGATGTCGAGCATGGTCAGTGATGTGACGCATGGCGGCAGCGGCTTTTCGGCCAATGCTGCGGGCGTCGTCTTTGATGTGCCTGGCGACGGATCCACGCATACTGTCACGGTTGCACTGAAATTCTCGGGAACTCCGGGATTTCGAAACTGCACTACACTTCTCGGAAGTATGCGGGTCGCGCAGACGGCTTGACGCCCATACCCGACAGAAGTAATATTATCGCGCTT